TGATTTGATTAAAGTACAGGAGTATGCATCTGGCGGCTGGGCAGTTTTAAGATTAATCAACGAAACCGCAGAAAGTTTACAAGAAAAATATGAATTGGTTGGTCGTCAAAATGGTACGATTGAAATATTAGATTTAATATATGATGATGAAAAAAATAAAATAGGTTATGATACAACAGGAACATACGATTTTATTTCTTATGATAGTCAACCAGTTAGTGAAACTAGAAATATTATCAAATCTGTAAAAGAGGATATTTTAATTAATGATTTAAAATTTTATTGGAATAAGATATTTTTTAATAGTATCCATTATATTTTTTCAGAACAATTGTATATAGATTGGGCATTTAAAACTAGTTTTTTAAATGCAATACATAAAGTTGGAAATCTTGATCAAAGAACATATTATAGAAATGATAATCTTGAGAGTTACGAAGAGTATCTAAAAGAGGTAAAACCCTATAGAACAAAAATTCGTAAATTTACCAGCTCTTATGATTCATTAGAAAATACCCAAACAACAATTACAGATTTTGATATTCCGCCTTATTATGATTCGACAGAAGGTAAATTATTACCTGTTCTTAAAAATAATGAAATTTTAAAATCATATCCTTGGAAATATTGGAATGACAATAATACTTTCAAAGTTTTAGAAATACAAGTATATGATTCCGGCGAAGGATACGTTAATTTACCTTCAGTAGTTATCACGGGCGGTGGCGGAAAAGGTGCCAAAGCTCAAGCCTATATTTCAAACGGAGAAATTTCTGGAATTGTTCTAACTGATCAAGGAACAGGGTATACGTCTGCACCATCAGTCTTAATAGTTGGCGGTTATATTGACTCTGGAAAAGAAGCTAAAGCAGTTGCATTTATAGGAAACAATCCTGTTAGATCTTTTAATGTTTCTATGAAATTTGATAGAATTAGTAAAGAAGGCACCTATAAGAAATTTGTTCATTCAGAGACTATAATTGCAAATGGACTGACTTCAATTTATAATTTAAAATATCCTTCTACCAAGGACAAATCTAAAATTGAGATTAAAATCAATAATGATTTAATTTTGTCGAGCGAATATGAAATAGAACTCTATAATGAAAAAATATCAGATTTTACTGAATTAAAGGGACGAATTTTATTTAAAAATCTACCAAAAGAAAAATCTGTTATTCAACTTGCATATGATAAGAATGAAACTATCTTAGACGCTATTGATAGGATTAATAAATTTTATCATGCAGATACCGGTATGATTGGAAAAGATCCTAGACAGTTAATGACGGGTTTAGATTTTGGGGGAGTGCTGATACAGGGTAGTTCTTTTAATTCAACAGGGGGGTGGGATGCTCTTCCGTGGTTTAGTGATAGTTGGGATAGTATCTCTCCAAATTCCGATTACTATGTTATTGCTGATGGTAGTACAACAAGCGTAACCCTTCCTTTTACACCAGTAATCGGCCAGGCCATAAATGTTTACATCAAGAGAGGGGATTATTCTACTTTACCTGATAGAACAGGTAAATTTACAAGGATTGATGATCCCTATTATGACAGTTATGACGGTTCAACAATCCAGCCGAATGGAAGATCGATTCCAGAACCGGCTGCAGTAATGAACACATTTATAGGTAATGGCATAACTAAAGAAATCGATCTGCCTACGATTTTGCATACTCAGGCAGGCGATATATTAATATTTCGACCATCTGACAGCGACGGATCTTTATCGATTTCTGATCTAAACGTACAAGATACTAATATATCTGGCGGAAATCTTTCAAATATTAATAGTATATATTCTACAGCTTCTGGAAAAACAGCAGATGAAATAGTGATCATGGGGGATAAATTTATGAGTCCTGTTCAGGTACCTGCTCCGGAAGAAAATGTACCTGGTCAAATATTAGATTCTGTCTCTATTAAGGTTTTTCAGAGAGTAACAACCGGTCCATCTCAAGTAAGAAGCAAAATCTACAGAACAGATGGTATAAGGAGATATTATCCGATCGGAAGGAATGTACTGGAAGCTAAGTCTGTTATTGTTTATCTAGATAAAACAAAACAAATTCAGAGTTTAGATCAATACGGTACTGACGGTAATTATTGGTTAAATCTTGCAGATGAGAGAATAGAATTTCGTTCTGTTCCTATCGCCGAGCAAACTTTAGAAATAGTAACTATTGGTCCCGGCGGTTATCAAATTCTCGACTATGAAGAATTTGTTGGCGATGGAACAACAAGATTATTTTTAACTAGAGCAAGATTCGCAGATACAAAATCCGTAATTGTAACAAACAATGGAATAGAAGTTCCCGGAGTGTTTGTTTCTTCCAAAGGTTTATTAAATGATAAAGATAATACTCTAATAGAGTTTGGAGTTCCTCCGAGATTTAAGGACGCTATTAAAATTCTTGTTCTTGGTGATTCTATAGAATCAGATAGCACGAGCGAAAGTGCTGTTAGAGTTAATCAGCAGGAAATAATTTATGACGGTAGTACCAGAACTTATAATTTAGATGGATTTGTAAATCTTGAAAGAAGCTCGGCTGTCGGCAATATGATAGTAGAGCTCAATGGCAAACTTTTAGATTCTGCTGATACTCTTTTTGTAGAATATAACGGATCAAATAACAACATTATAATCGGTCAAGATCCACCGTACAACCCTGGTAACATCGATGTAAATTTTGTGAAAGTTTGGGTAAATGAACAACTGTTAGATTTTATTGGCCAATGGACATTTAACGGAGTTAATAACGAATTAACTATCGACCCAACTTATTTAAAATTTGGAGATCAAATAAGAGTCGAACTCGAAAAAGATGTAGCATATGTAATTGAAGAAAATAATATAAGATTTGTTAATGCATTAATTTTAAATCCTAATGATAAGATAATAATTACATGGTTCAGCGAATATCCTATATTGTCATTGATCAAAGACAGATTTCCGGGAAATAGAGGAGTATTTCCTTTAAGGAGGCAGGTAGAAGATTTTTCTTCAGTCTGGGTTTATAAAAATGGTAATAGATTAACTCCGGGAGTCGATTATGATATTAATAGAAATTTTGATTTTTTAACATTAACAGATTCTACAAATCCTAATGATACTATTACATTAATTTTATTTGGTAGAGATTCATATCAAGAACCAATTGCTTATGAAATTTTTAAAGATATGTTAAATTCGGTTCAATATAAGAGATATTCTCTAGGGGAAATTAAATTAGCAAAAGATTTAAATTATTATGATACTGAAGTAGTTGTTAACAATGCATCTTCACTTATTGAGCCAGATATTATTAATAGAGTTCCCGGACAACTTATTATTAATAATGAAAAAATAGAATATTATTCTAAAAATGGTAATGTATTGGGACAAATAACTAGAGGAATATTTGGTACAGCGATAGCTACTTTGCACAAATTAGGCAGTGATGTTATTAATTCTAGTAATACCGAATCTTTGCCATACAGAGAATATCAAGAAAAGCAGGAATTTATCAGCGATGGAAGTACTTTATTGATTGGGCCGATAAACAAAATTCCTAAAAAATCTGTTAGATCTAACTGGTTTAAGTCTACAATACCCGAAATATACGGACCATGTGATGAGTATGAAGTTTTTATTAATGGAATTCGATTAAGAAAAGATCCTATTAAAGTTTACAATGAGGATTTGGCTGTATCTAGTCCTGCAGCTGACGAAGATGTTGAAGCTGAATTTTCTGTTAACGGCACTACGCCATATATTCGAATAACTAGACCAGTTCCTGCGGGATCTAAAATTGTTGTTATCGGTAAATCTGGAAGAATCTTCTATTCACCGGGCATAGTAACAGCATCGTCGGGAAAATCATTAATAGATGATAATTCCGTTATTTCTAACTTTTTAAGAAATAAGCGCACAAAATTACCAGAATAAATATAACATAGAGAAAAATTATGCAAAGCGATCAAGAGCCTATGAAAAAACCAAACGAAACAATGGGGTTTCACGTCGAAGGACATATTAAGATTTGGGACCCGGAATCTGGAGAGATATTTCAAAATAGAAGAAATGCGATCCATTACGAAAACATGAGCATCGCATTGGCTCAGAGTTTGTCATCCCAGGGTAGAGGGACAGTTTATCAAATGGTCTTTGGAACCGGCGGAACAACTGTAGATCCTACAGGTTTGATAACATATCTGACTCCCAATACTGTAGGAACAAATAGTAGCCTTTATAATCAAACCTACCAAAAAATAGTGGATCAAAATTCTAAAGAAAATTTAGATCCAGTAAGGAACAAAATGGAGGTTAGACATATCAGCGGTGCAACCTATTCAGATATTGTTATTACTTGTTTTTTGGATTATGGAGAACCTGCAGGTCAAGAAGCATTTGATAACAGCCAAACAATGGATGGAAATTTTATTTTTGATGAATTAGGATTAAAAAGTTATGATCCTTCGGGGAATGGCAAATTGTTAACTCATGTAATTTTTCATCCGGTTCAAAAATCGTTGAACAGATTAATGCAAATTGATTATACAATTCGCGTACAAAGCCTAACTGGCTTCAGTGAGGTATAAAAATGCCATATACCGTAAATTTTACAGAAAAAGATCGTAAGGTACCGATTACAGTCTATGATAATGTTCCGAATGATGATACCAGTTTGAGATTTCCCGGAAGAAATGTTACAGGATATGGAAAAATAATTGCTGAAAATTTTTTACATCTTCTGGAAAATTTTTCTGGTCCGAACAGACCGGTAAATCCTGTTGAGGGGCAATTATGGTATGACACAACTACTGAGCAATTAAAAATATGGGACAGTATCGATTGGAAGGCTGCTTCCAATATTCAAACCGGTGTAGAAAGACCTGAATTAGGTTCAAGTAGAAAGGGAGATCTTTGGGTAGATACCAGCAAACAACAGCTATCGATTTATTCTGGATCGTCATGGGTCCTAGTTGGACCTTATGTAAGTACTGTCGACGGAAAAAGGACCGGTCCGATAGTTGAAACCTTAGTAGATCAAAATAACGAAGATCGTACAGTCGTAACTTTTTATGTCGATGATGAACCGATTATTATTATTAGTAAGGATCAATTTTATCCTAAGTCAAATATACAAGGATTTGTTGAACAAGGAATAAGACCCGGTATCAACATAACAACGTCGACTTTTGTGACTGGATTTCCAACGAGGCTTATAGGAGTTTCATCATCATCTGAAGCATTAAGAATTAATAATGCAGATGTGGCTGCTTCTAGATTTTTAAGATCTGATACAATTAATACAACAGATTTTCAATTTAATGTAAGAACAGATTTAGGTATAACAGTCGGCGCCGATAGTACATTAAACATCGCTAACGGTACATCTGGTGCTAGAATTTATAATTCTTTGCCCGGAGCTAGTATTGACATCCAGACATCGAAATTAAGTTTACCCTCGACTGTTCTTAGAGTTATAAATGATCGTGTGGGAGTCAACACTTTAGCTCCTACAGAATCATTAGAAGTTACAGGTAATGCTAAGATTTCTGGTTCATTATTTTTAACTAGTGATTTAGAGTCAGTCAATTTAAACAGTGGTGCTTTACAAGTTACAGGTGGTGCCGCTATTAAAAAGAAACTTATAGTTGGGGGAGGATTAGAGGCTCAAGGAAATATTGTTGCTAAAAATATTTTACCTTCTATTACTGACAGTTTTAATATTGGTAGTGCAACAAATAATCGATTTAATGAAATTTATGCTAAAAAGATAGTTGCTCAGGAGTTTGACGGAGCATTTACTGGTAACATATCCGGTAACGCAGACACTGCAAATTCATTAAGAACTTCGACCACTTTTAGATTTACTGGTGCAATAACCTTGACAGACGACGTCGTGTTTGACGGATCGTCAAACACACCGATTAAAGTATTTGATACAGAATTAAACGGTAATGCCCTTATCGCAGATCAGCCGTCGATAGTCCGATCTGCTTTTGATACTTCTGTATTGGTTTACATTCCTAGATCTACAGCAGCACAAAGACTGGGAAGGATGACTAGAGATGATTTTGTAGGGCCGTTGGCTGTTCCTATTGGTACTATATTGCCGTTTGCAGGTGCGGTAGCTCCGCCGGGATATTTGCTATGTGATGGTGCAGAGGTTCTTCGAAATAGATATGCTGATTTATATGAAGTTGTTACAGACAAATTCGTTCCTCCCAATTATCAATGGCGAGCCGGAAGTGAACTTAATCTTTATTTTAAACTTCCAGATTTCAGAGGTAGATTTCCTCTAGGCGCCGACAATATGAGTAATGGAGCGACGATTGCCTCGACCAGTGCATCAGCCGGCGGAGGATCAGCTAATCGAGTATTAGGTAGTGCAGCGTCGACAGTGGGAGGAAGTTCTGGCGATGCCAGTTACACGTTGAATGTAGGCAATCTTCCTCAACACCAGCATAATTTACGTGGAACGAGGCCAGACGGATCTCCGGGTGAACAATATTATGCGGTAAATTCTACAACTGCGACTCCAATTGATGTCGGCGCAACTTCTCGATCGGGTGGTATTCCTGTTGCTGGTCAGTTGGCAAGTTTGCCCAGTTCTGGAAATATTTCTGATCAATCTTCAGCAACACTTAGTCAACCATTCTCCATTATGAATCCTTATCAGACTGTAAATTATATCATTAGATTTGGTAATGATTTTTTTGATGCATCGTTTAGAGCATAAGGTATAACAAAATGGCATATATTGTTAATAAAACAAACGGAAATATTCTAGCAACAGTTCCGGACGGACAGATAGATCAATTAAGTTCGTCGATCACACTTATAGGTAAAAATTACAGCGGTTTTGGAGAATCCTTAAACGAAAATTTTGTTAAACTTTTAGAAAATTTTGCCAATAGTGTTCGACCAGCCAGACCTATCGCTGGGCAACTATGGTTTGATACATCAGAATTAAGAATAAAGGTTTATACTGGAAACGAATTCAAAGCAGTTGGTTCTGCAGCTATTACCCCTGTGCAGCCATTAGGGTTGGGATCCGGTGATCTATGGTATGATACAAGCAAAGATCAATTATTTTTCTACACTGGAACATCGACTGTTCTGTTAAGCCCTGCTTACAGTAAACTTCAAAGAAAGAGCGGATTTATAATTGAGACAGTAAAGGATAGTCAAGGTAGAGATCAAACAATCGCTCTTTTGTATGTTGGGGGATCGCTCTTAGGAATTTTTAGTAATACTAAATTCCGCCCATTGAATGAAATAGTGGGATATCCGAGAGATCTAGATGTTAATATTGGTTTTAACACAGGAAAATTTCCGGGGTTTGAGACCGATCCTACCTATGATGTGAAATTTGATGTAACTGTTAGTAACTCTGAAAAACTATTTAATCAACCAATTACATCATTTGTGAGAACAGATATTCCAGCAGTTTCGATGATTGGTTCTATAACAAGTAGCTCTAACGATGGATATACATTTGGAGTTTCAAATCAAGCAAGTATAAAAATTAATCAGGTTGGTGATCTAACTATTGGAAATTATGACAGAGCTAAAGGTCTTTTATTTGTTTTAAATAAAAATGACATTGAGTTAAGAACTGTTATTAATGCAAGAAGTGATACTGATACTATTGATATATTTGAGAATGTACCTACTAGTTTAACTCGAATAGGCGGTAGTTTACTTGTTAATGGAGATTTAACAATACTGGGAGATACAGTTACTTTAAATACTACAGTTTTAAATGTTGAAGACAAAAATATAGAATTAGCCAAAGGACCCGTTCAGAATAATTCTAATGCCGACGGTGGAGGAATAATCCTTAAGGGAACAGAGGATCACACATTTATATGGACCAATGCATCAAGAGCATGGAATAGCTCCGAAAGTATCAATCTCGAATCGTCTGCAAGTGAGCCAACACCCTCATTTAAAATTAATGGAATAAAAGTTATTGATGGCACATCGCTAGGTTCTCAGATAACTAGTGCTCCGGGATTAACATCTTTTGGCACATTTACTGACTTCACGGTCGATGATATTTTTATTAATGACAATGAAATTTCTACAAGATTTACTAATACCGACCTAGTGTTCAATCCTTCGGGTTCGGGAAATATCAGAGTTAGTAGTAGAGAAATTAAGGATTTAAAATTTGTTTATAATGCAATAACTCGACAGGTAGAAAGTCCGAATCAGCCTAATGACGCTGTACCGAAGGCATATGTCGATTATGCGATTCAGAATGCCCCATTAGCATTTAGTATGGATATTTCTGACCCATCATCTCCGGGATCTCAATTAACCAATGCTGCAATATCGACTATATTGAATCAATTGTTTCTTCCAATTGAACATCAACCTGGAACTGTGTTAAGATTGTTGTGTAGTTATTATACTAACACAAATGAATCTCTTACTATAACAGAAGGAGTTAATTTTACTTCCTCATATACAACAGTAGTAACAAATGTTAGTCCCACTTCGTTCGGCAGCGCAATCGGTCAAATTTCATTCTCACCGATTACAATACCAAATTCGGATATTATTATAACAAGAGTTGTAAAAACTTTCATCCTAGAATCGGGATCGTGGCAGATACAACCGTAAAGGAATAGGAAATGGCATACCAAATTAACAAATGGGACGGAACGGCATTAGTAGTTCTAGAAGACGGAAGGATAGATACTACTACAAGTCTTAAACTAGTAGGAAGAAATTATGCCGGATATGGAGAAATTCAGAATGAAAATTTTATACATCTTTTAGAAAATTTTTCTTCAGGGGGTCCTCCACCGACTCCGATAAAGGGTCAAATTTGGTTTGATTCTTCAAAAAATATTTTAAATGTCTATGACGGCGTTGATTGGGGTCCGATATCTTCGGCATCAGTTAGCGAAATTTCTCCCTCTACTCCGTCTATTGGAGATTTTTGGTTTAAAAGTACCACAAATCAATTGTTCGTTTATGACGGAACTAGTCCGTATTCTCAGGCTGGTTGGAAAATAATCGGTCCAGAGGCAGTTGATCCGCCGTTTGGTACAACTCGACTAGTCTCGAGAAAAATTAGAGATCTCAATGGAAACTTTCATGCTATATCTCAATTGATTATTGATGGTGTTGTTATAGCGATTATATCCAATGATATTTTTACAATAGGGCCCGCCGATGCAATTCCTAATTTTTCCGAACTTACTAAAGGAATTACTCTAGCTACTACAGCAGATATTACCGGAGCATTAGATGGCACTGCAGCTTCTGCATTAAAATTATTTGTTCCTAGAAAAATTAATGGAGTTAACTTTGATGGAACAGCAGATATCACAGTTCCGGCCTCTTTAAACTTTTCAATTTCACGAGGTACTCATTTAGTAGGAAATAGTCTATCATTTAATGGAACACAGGATGTTCTATGGAGTGTAGATGCTAGTTCTAGCAATATTACCGGTAAGCTAGTAGCTAGGGATAGCACAGGTGGATTTTCTGCAGGTGAAATTACAGCCACCTTCAATGGTGATCTTACAGGAAATCTCACAGGCGACATATTTTCTTCTAATGGAGTTAAGGTATTAGACAGCGGCAATACCGGTAATAATGCAACATTTATTGGAGATGTCACAGGTAACATAAGTGGAAACGCACAGACTGCCTCAAAACTTTTAGTTTCGAGAACTATTAATGGTGTATCATTTGATGGAACACAAAATATAGTTATTAGTGCAAATTCGAATGCAGGTTTATTTGCGGGAAACTATATAGTACCAATTAAAAGTGGCGGTCAGCCGGGCGATCCATATGTTGGGGCGTTTGCCGAAACTTGGAATATCAAAGCTGATTCAACGAATCAACCATTGCATTTAGTAGCAAGAGACGCACAAGGAAATTTTGTAGCCAGTGAGATCACTGCAAATTTAAATGGTAACGCAGCCACCGCAACGAGATTACAGACTTCTAGGAATATAAATGGTATACCTTTTAACGGAACCGTCAATATTACGGTATTTGATGATTCAAAGTTTCCAGTAACAGGAGGTCAGTTATCAGGTTTTTTAACCTTACATGCTAGACCGACTCAGCCGTTCCATGCAGCTACTAAAGAATATGTTGATTACAAAACTAAATCGGTGGAAGATTTAATTCCTCCGATTTTTTTTAGTCTGGATACAAAGGGATTAAATGAAACTGCACAGGGAGGCCCGGGTTCGGTCGTAGAATTATTAAACACGTTGGCACCCCCTAGTCAATTTGCTGCAGGAACATTATGTAGAATTGCATCTACTATACAGAACGTATCATCGGTGGCTGCATCGACTACTGGAAGATTCATTGGAAGATCCTTTTTAACGGGAACTGAGGTAACAACCACTGTCGATAATCCGTCAAGAAATAATGATTTAATTTATCAGGTTAACAGCACCAGATCCAGTTGGCAATATGTACAAGGATAATATAAAAACAATCGATAATTATTTGTCTAATTACAATGAGATTATTGAATTAGCAGAAAATGAAAGCGACAAATTTTCAATAAGACAACAGGGAAGACTAGACAATTTTGAAACAAAATATGGAAGTAGTAGTTTAAAAAGTTTATTTTATTATAATGCTAGTGAAAAGTTGCAAGAAGCAGTTTGGAGAACATTACCTTACTCTAAGAATGAGAGAGGTGAATTTGTAATTAATAGATATGATCCGGGAGATTATCTTTTAAGACATAGAGACAGTCAGGGATTGTATTGGAAGTTTCAATTAATTTTTTTAAGATCTGACAAAAATCATTTTGTATGGTATGACGAAAATAATGTTGAAAATTTAATTGAGGAAAAACCCGGAATGATGTTAGATATGCCCTTGCACATAGAACATGAAGTTACAAAAATAGATGATAATGAAAGACCTAAATACAGTTTAGTTCTTTATTGGGGATTATAAATGGCTAAAGAAAACAGAAGATTATTATTTTTAAAATCTACAGGAGTACTCATCGGGGAAATAACCAATAAAACTCCGACTAATTTTATGGACCTTACTCAGTTTAATATTCTCGATATTGAAATCGATGAGGAATCCGGGGAATACTTTCACGGTGATTACAGTCAGTGGGAAATTCGTAACTACAACATAAAGCCAGTGATCACTGAAAGTGTGGTGAAATACGGTGCTAATGTAAAGATTTTAGATCAATACCCTATTCATAAGCAATTGAATATAATTATAGATGTTTTGAGAGCCAACGAAACTGTAATAAAAACCGATGCTTTTAACGAAATGATAAATTTTCTAGATACTCAACGAGCAATATATCAACAAAAAGTATCTAGTTTTCAAAATTCTGAAGCTTTCCATTGGATCAGCGAAGACGAGGAAGAAGCAATTAAGCGGGCAAAACGCGGCGTAAATCTATTGTAAATCTAAAATAAATATAATATCGGAGCCCAAATTATGCCATATCAAGTAGACAGATTTAATGGAACTTTTTTAACCAATGTACCAGACGGTACGATTGACAGTACAACAGATCTAAGATTTGTTGGTAAAAATTATGCCGGATACGGCGAGGTGCAAAACGAAAATTTCTTGCATCTTTTAGAAAATTTTGCCAATACAACACCGCCGCCAAAAAGAATAACAGGGCAAATTTGGTACGATAGCGGTAAAAAACGTCTTAGATATTTTGATGGAAGTATTTTTAAGGCTGCAGGAGGTGCCGAAATTGGTGCAACTGCACCAACTGGTCTACAGCAAGGCGAGTTTTGGTTCAATACTAGCACTAATCAACTAAATTGTTGGACAGGAACAGAATTTATATTAGTTGGCCCACAAACGGCACCGGGGTTTGGGGCGTCAACTTTTAGTGCGGTTGTAGTTACCGCTGAAGGTGGTACAAACTATGCGATTGTAAAAGTATTAGTTGCAGACGAAACAGTAGCAGTAATAAGCAAAGCAGCATTTAAATTAGATTCGACTACGAATCCGATTGCTGGCTTCAATGAAATTAAGAAAGGGATCACTTTACCAGAGGCCAATTCAATAACAGGGGTTACTGCTCTTAATTGGAGATTTTGGGGAACAGCCGCAGACGCAGATAGGTTGGGGGGAGTTGCAGCATCTGAATACATTAAATCTAATCAGGCCAGTTTTACAACTCCGGTAACATTTTCATATGACGGTTTTGAAGTTGGATTTCCGGGCATTAAACCTCTAAGAATTTATGTCGAAGGCGGACAATTTCCAATTATCCAGAACTCTCAAGGTTTAACTCAAGACACTGGAACTATTACGCTCAGGATTAAAGATGTTACTATTGATAGAGATCCGATTATTATCTACAAAGATGGATTCTTTCCGAACATTCCAACCGGTACTACGATTCCGGTGTTTGATATAGGTAAGAGCGATAGCAAATATAGAAATATCTATTCTACCACGGTATTTTCTAATTTACAAGGTAATGTTATTAATAGTCTGGGAACTAAAACACTATTAAATGCGGCTACTAATCAATTTTTTGGATCTATTGTTGCTAACGATGGAACCACAGCATATGATGCACAAACCAAGACATTCACTGGATTCTTTGCCGGTTCTGTAGGTTCAAGTCAAACCCCAGTTACTGTAGTAGGAAGTTTATCTGGTGATGTGTCGGGATCAGCAGGGTCATTGATTGTTGATGATGGTGAGAAAAGATTGGCCAGAACAGTTGCACCTGTTGGTGGATCATTGAATAATACAATCGCGGCAAGAGATGCCAATGGAGATATTACTGCCAGGGTTTTTAAAGGAATCTCTGAAAAAACCGATACTACTAAAGTCGGAATAACTTATGTAGCTGCATCAATTACGGTTCCTGCTAGTGGTGATAAAACATCTATAGTATCTAGAGACAGTAATGGAGATATTAATGTTAATATTATGAATGGTACCGCTACTGCGGCACGTTATGCTGACTTAGCAGAGAAATATCTTGCAGACGAGGAGTATGAAACTGGAACTGTAGTTACAATTTGTGAACACGGAGATTATGAAGTCGAAGCATGCCAGTGGGGTCAACGTGCGATCGGTGTAGTTTCTGCCAACCCTGCTTTCATGATGAACAGTGAATTGGAGGGCGGGACATATATAGCATTAAAGGGTCGTGTGCCTTGTAAAGTTACAGGATCAGTAAAGAAAGGTCAGAAGTTAATAGCAGGCAATGACGGAACAGCAGTTGCGGCAGTCCCAAATGCTAATGATGTATTTGCGATCGCACTAGAAACTGACGATGACATCGGAATTAAAATCGTTGAATGCTTAATTTTATAAAAAGGTAAAAGTTGTGACAGACATAACGGCCAGTTCTTTTAATAACAATATTAGAAATAAAATTAAGCAAGTTATTGAGGATCAATACGGCGATACTCTCACCAGTTCTCCGATTGAGCTCGATCCTGTTACTAATCTTTATCCATTGATCGATGACACACAATGGGATAATCTTCGAATAGACATTATCAAGGCCAGAGTTCATCAAATCGGAATCCAACCAACATTATCACAATTACCAGATGTCAGTGAATCGGACGTTGTTTCGGCTACTATTTTAGAAAAATATGTTCAATTAGCTGATAGAGCTTTATTAGAAAGCTCACTGGTGGCAATCGGCCAATATGAGGATGTTATTCCTCCTACTTTGGTAAATCCAGATATAAATGTTTCTTTTAGCGGCGAAGCCTTTCATAGGACAACTATTACTTGGGCTACGCCTCAAGAAGCCAATCAATTTTTTAATGCAGGTGGCGGGTTTCTTTTAAGTTTAAATTTGATCCCTTTATTAACAGGTCCTCAGGGAGCTCAGACCAGAGATTTCGTAACTCTTGCATCTGTGATGGGAACAAAATTTTTTGGTTTTGATAACTGGAAGACCTCTACTTCTAATTATGTAGATTTTACTCCGCCGATAAGTTCTGCAGATGCGATATATTCCGGTAATAGGGTTAGATTTAGATCGGCAATTAATTCGTCAAATATATCTTTGGCTAATCAATTAATACTTGAAGTTAGATTAGATTCTATATATCAAGGTGGGGCCCCGTCGGGTTCTGGTGCTGGTGCAGCTGGATATGGTGATCAGGTATCAGTTTTAGCGGGAATAAGTATTTTACAACGTCAAAGCGCCTTATCCGTGGTATCCCCCCTACCCACTAATTATTTGTATCCGTTAAATTGGTCAGTCACTGTTGCGCCAATTACATATTAATTATGAGGAAGTAAATGTCAAAAATAACTCAGGATTCTTTTAACTCTGATCTAAGAAAAAGACTAGGTGCAGTACTACAAAGCGGCTTTGATTTTTATACATCTGCAGAAAGACCAAATAGATATGAATATGGGTATGGAACATCTTTATTACAAACCCAGGCAGTAACGGCAGCATCAAAAGTAGATGATCCAGAATGGGATAATATTCGATTAGATATTATAAAAACTAGATCTCATCAAAAGGGGGCTCTCTGGGTAACTGATAATCTAACGTTACAAGATGATACGACAACCGTTAATAATATCTTTGATGTTAATTCTATAGATGATCCTAGATATGCACCGGACAAAATAAAATTACAAGTATACAATTATTATAAAGGTATCATAGATAATTTAGAAACTGATAGATTTTTGGCAGATCCTAGCGAATTGGATGTTGTTTCGCCGGACGAGTCTCAAACTTTTAATCTTAATTTTTCTACTTCTGCTACTTGGACCTATTCTGCCACTTTTGCGAATGCGGCAACATGTTGTCAGTTTTTCAATGCCGGCGGTTCTTTTAAGTTTCTTTTTGAAAGCCAATCTTTAGATCTAGCAGGTCCCCAGGGCAGACAAAGTCGAAATATGAGAGATATGATTAATTTTGCCAGCACCAATTTTGATTTACGAGTCAATGCATCGGTTTTCTACGCTAATCACAGAACTACGGTAACCACCACTACTCCTCCGGTTTTTACTGTTAATAGTACAGATGGCAATTATGCCAATGTAAATAATGTAAAGTTTTTTGTTTTCACTAATAATGCACAATTAGGATCTGCAAGCCGAGTATCTGCTAGGATAGTTCTTACTTCTGGATACAGTGGAGGTCAACCCAGTGGTAGTGGAGCTGGCGCAGTCGGATATGGCGACTTTGTTAAAATTTCAGTAGAACCGAGTGTTGATATTTCTAGAAGCAATGGAATTGTTGTTTCTTCAATACCTACGACCACTTCTTACGGTTCTTTTAGTGCCGGATAATTTTTAAGATTTCTTATCTCATTATAAATATCTCAACTATAACTGAGGTAATATGGAACCATCTCTTGAGCAATTTCTTGAATTTTCTAATTATAGAAAAAATTTAGAAATTCAAAAAAAAATTTTAAAAGATAAATTAATGTCAGGATTGACCATCGGATATGAGGGTGGTCTTTTTGTGATTGATCATTCTTTAATAGTTTTCGTTCAATTTTTAGTCGATAGAGGTCGAACAGAAAATATACCTATTCTTGATATAAATCAAAATCCTATTCTAATTTCTGATCTTAAAAAATTTCAAGACCATATCGTTGAAACTTATTTTTATACATCAAACGAATATCTGTTAGAATGCAATAAACTGAAATCAAAAAGAAACATCAAAGATTTTTTAAAAGATTATGAATAGAGGAATAATTATTTTTGCCCATAATAATGAAAATATTGATTATGTTAAACTTTCAATAGTATCGGCAAAATTAGCATCGAAAAATTTAAAATTGCCTGTTAGTTTAATATCTGACGAAAAATCTATATCGAGATATGATATTAACGAACTTAAAAAATCTTTTGATAATATTGTAATATCCGACATTCCTAAATCTACAAATAAAAGAATTTTAGATAATTCGATAGTATCGTTTTTAAATTTTAATAGATTTACGTCATGGGATCTCACCCCATATGATCATACGTTAATAATTGATGCTGACTATTTTATCTTTACTGATAAGCTAAATCAATACTGGGACATGGACCAGAGTCTTATGATATCGGCCGGAGTAGATTATTTTTCTGATAGTTTTCTTGGTCGAGGGGATGTAATGGTATCAGATATAAGCATACCGTTAAGATGGGCTACAACTATCATGTTTAAAAGAAATCAAGAATCAAAATTATTTTTTAACCTAGTTGAATTTGTCAAAGAAAATTATATTTTTTATTCTAACTTATATTCTTTTGATTCCAGGATGTATCGTAATGATGTAGCATTTAGTATTGCCGAACATATAATGAATGGCCACATGAATATTAATATCTATAGATTACCCTGTGTTAAAACTCTACGTAGCACCGCAAAGATTTTAAAACTGAAAAAAGATTCTTATCTTAAGTTTTTACTAACTGAGCCGGAAAATTTAATTTTAGAAATCAGAAATACCGATATCCACTTTTTAAACAAATCTGATCTCATGAAGAACATGGAAGAATTTTTATGAAATTTGGATATCTAATTGTAGTTTCTGAATCTGCCTTTACTAATTATCATCGCATGGCTCACCTTTTGGCTCTTTCTATTAAAAAAACTCAAAAGATTGGTTATGACAATGTAGCAATAGCAACAGATTCAGAAGCCTGGTTGCCAATTTTACATCATATCTGGGCGTTTGATAGAGTAATTTTTTGGAATAAGGAAAAACATTGGGATGGTAGATCTTATATGAGGGATATCACTCCTTGGGATATTACGGTATGTTTAGATGCCGATATGATTTTTTTGAACGATTACAGCCATTGGATCGAAAAATTAATTTCTTCAACTTGCCTATATGTGGCTAAAAATGCTCTAACGTTTAGAGGAGATAATGTTACTAACGATTATTATAGAAAATTTCAAACTTTAAATAAATTACCTAATTTTTATTCTGCTTATACTTTCTTTAAAAAAGATGATCTTTTAGTAGAAGATTTTTTTGAGATGGTAAAATTAATAACTAAATACCCAGAAGAATTCAGAAATTCTTTTGTAGAAAAAGATAATGGATGCAAACTAGGAACAGATGAAATATTTGGTTTGGCTGCCGATATGTTAGGGATTGTAGATCAAATAAGTTTTGATTTGCCATTTCCGAGATTTATACATATGAAATCAAATGTGCAAGATTGTTTAGGATTACCCGAAAAATGGCAAGAAGTTTTACCTTTTTATTTTGATAGGAATGCCGATCTTCGAATAGGAAATTATGAACAAACAGATATAGTTCATTATGTTCAGAAAAGTTTAGTAGGCATCGACGAAATTAATACCTATAATAGATTAATTAAAAAGAGGATAAAAGATGGGATTTAAAGAAAAATTAGAAGAATTTATAAAAAATTCTACACCCGATTGGCATATATCTTACGATCAATTTACTTACAGATTAAAAGGTTTGCACCCCAGTAATCCAGATCATAACAAAAATAGAATACCTGTTCCTAATCTATTAGTTAAAAAACTAGATGAAGATCAACATCATTTAATTGAGGAAATTCAGGCTAAAGGTCTTTTTCAATATGAAATTGATAAAGAAACTCTTAAAATAAAAGAAAGAGAAATTTCTTATAATGAAGCACAAAGTAATGATTATGGAAATTTTGTTAGAATAGAATGGATACAAGAATTAGATCTAGAAAATTTAGATTTTGGAATATCGATACTGTTAGAGTCTAAGAAGATACTTGGTCGATTACTATCTAATTCGGCAAAAGACGAAGTAAAAAAACTTCTTACAGGTAATCCAGATTATAAATTAAGGTTATATATTACTAGTTATAATGATCCAAATAAATTAATAGCACCAATTGTAATACCTCTTATAGACTTTGATGAATCGGGAAATGCAGAATTTGAATTTGACGGATCTACATTGCCTCAAGATATCAGCATTTATTATATTAAGATTTTTAACAGAGTAAATTTTGAAGTGCGATGAAAATTATTGAATTTGATACGGTATTCATTAGTTATGATGAGCCTAATGCCGAAAAGAATTATGCAGATTTATTAACAAAGGTACCGTGGGCAAAAAGAGTACATGGTGTTAAAGGTTCGGATGCTGCACACAAGGCTGCAGCGGAATTAGCCGAAACTGAATGGTTAGTTACAGTTGATGCCGATAACATAGTAGACACAAACTTTTTTGATATGGATTTGGACATGTCAAATGAAAAGATTCGTGTATATGGTTGGTGTGGCATAAATTCTATAAATGGTCTACGTTATGGAAATGGCGGCGTAAAGATCTGGCATCGAGATTTTATTAAATCAATGAAAACACACGAAGCCAGCGAGTCAGACAGAGCGCAGGTTGATTTTTGTTGGGAGGATGGTTATAAAAATCATCCAATTTCTTTCAGTCAAAGTATAATTAATGCCAGTCCTTTTCAGGCTTGGAGAGCAGGATTTCGTGAAGGTGTCAAAATGACACTGATTGATGGGTTAAAAATTAATAAAAACGAAATCAAAACATCGGTGTGGTGGCATAATTTACACCGATTGAAAGTTTGGTCAACAGTGGGTTCTCATGTCGATAATGGAAAATATGCTATACTTGGTGCAAGAATGGGAACTTATATGACCAATTGTACTGATTGGGATTATGTTCAAGTCCGTGATTTTGATATTTTAAAAGACATCTATGAACAGAATGTTAATCATTCATCTGTAGAAAACGATGCTCAAGATTTTGCGGTTAAAATACGCCTTCAGTTGGGATTAGACTGGCCTTTATGGTTAGATGAAAAACAGAGTAAATTTACAGTAGATTTGTATAACGAAACTTTCGATCTCTGCGCTACTTATTTTTTCCCCAATAAAAATGTATGATTTATTTTTTATAGATCAAGGAACACCTACCTCTGATCAAAGATGGCAAGAATTAAAAAATAAATTTCCACATGCGCAGAAAAGATCAACAATTCAAGAAGCACTAAAAAATACTTTTACCAAATTTGCCTGGATAGTCGACGACGATTGTATTATTGATTATGATTTTAGTTACATCGTTCCAGAATGGGATAAAGAATACATACATAGATTTTTACAAGATAATAAAAAACAACTCGGTATTTATTTAATTCCTAAAGAAACTCAAGTTACAAATAGAGAATGGCAATATCAGTTCTTTACCGGCAAGACAAAGGATCTTGATATTAATGCAACATACTCTATTCCTTCCGATATTGTATTCATTAGTTATAATGAATCCTTAGCAGATGAAAACTATGCAAAGCTTCTACAGCAATATCCTGCAGCCAAGCGTGTGCATGGTGTCAAAGGCATACATCAAGCGCACATAGAAGCTGCAAAACTTGTTACAACACCTATGTTTTGGGTAGTTGATGCTGATGCAGTACTAGTCAATCATTTTAAATTGGAATATTATATTCCTAAACATGATAGAGACGTTGTTCATGTTTGGCGCAGCCGTAATCCTATTAACAATCTAGAGTATGGATATGGTGGTGTTAAATTATTGCCTACCAAATTGACTCTCGAAGTTGATATTAATAGTGCCGATATGACTACCAGTATTAGCAAAAAATTTAAAGCAATGGAAGAAGTTAGTAATATTACTGCATTTAACACAGATCCATTTAATACCTGGAAAAGTGCATTTAGAGAATGTGTTAAATTATCAAGTCAAGTTATTAAAAAACAAAATACAACAGAAAGTCTCGAAAGATTAGATGCATGGTGCTCCTTAAATGATGACGTTGAATATGGATATTATGGATACTTAGGTGCCATGATGGGAAGAAAGTACGGAGAAGAAAACAAAGAAAATAATGATGCAATTAAAATGATAAATGATTTTAACTGGTTAAAGGAGAAATTTGATGCAAGACAGAAATAGGATACAAAAATTTATTCCTATAATGAATGAGATCTCTCCTACATTCTGTCTTGCAAAATGGCATCATACTACAATATATCTCCAAACAGGAGAAACGCATAGTTGTTATCATCCCAGACCTCATAAAATTCCTTTAGAAGAGATTGCACTTAATCCGAATGCTCTACATAATACCCGACAGAAAACAGCAGAACGTCTAGAAATGATCGAGGGTAAAAAGCCTTTTGGTTGTAATTATTGTTGGAGCATAGAAGCGTTAGGCGACGATTATATCAGTGATAGAAAAGAACGTAATGCTAGTATATACACTGATGAAAGATTTAATAGTATTAAAGAAAATCCATTAAAGCCGGTCAATCCACAGTACATAGAAATTAGTTTTGGCAACGAATGTAATTTTAAGTGTGGTTATTGCCATCCTAAACACAGCAGCAGCTATTATAAAGAAATTAAGGATTACGGTCCTTATACGATGGTCAAAAATCATCGCAATGATATAGACTGGTTTACTATCAATGAAGAGGAAACCAACCCTTATGTTGCTGCTTGGTGGGAATGGTGGCCTGAAATACGTGAGACTTTGACTATTTTACGTATCACAGGTGGAGAACCTTTGTTACAACAAAGCACATGGAAGTTGCTAGAGGATTTAGAAAAGAATCCTCTCCCAAATTTAGAATTAAACATTAACAGTAACTTTGGTGTAAAGCCCGTATTAATCGATAGACTAGTTGAAAGGGTTAACAATTTAGTTAATGCCGGCAAAATCAAAGACTTTAAAATTTTTACCAGCATTGATACTTGGGGTCCGCCGGCAGAATATATCCGCACAGGGTTAGATCTCACAGTATGGGAACACAATCTTAACACATACCTAACTAAGACAATCTTGCCTGTTACGTTTATGATTACTTTTAATATCTTAACAGTAACAAATTTTCGATCTTTGTTAGAAAAGATTTTAGAATGGCGCAAAAAATATAACGGATACGATCAGAACAAATGGCAACGAGTTAGGTTTGACACCCCATTCCTAAAAGAGCCATTGCAATATGATATGAACATATTGCCTAAAGAAAAGTTCATGCCATACATGCACGATCATTTAAATTTCATCATTAATAATTTAGATGATAATGACAGAACTAAGTTTTCAGAATTAGAATTTGAAAAATTCAAACGTGTTGTTCATTATATGCAAGGCACACATTATTCTGAAGAAAGAGTTAGAGAGGGTCGTAAAGATTTTTACAATTGGTTTACAGAATATGATAGAAGAAGAGGAACAGATTTTTTAGAAATGTTCCCCTCATTGAAAGAATTTTATAATGAATGTGGAAAGTTCTAAAAAAATAAATTTTGTTTATGAATGGTTAGGACCTTATGGCCCCCTAACAAATAATAATATTCCTAATCTGATAGATTTTTCAACAGCAGCATTGGCTATTGATTATTCAAAAAATGGATATAATTATGAATTTGTACAGAAACCTCATTTTTATACGAGATTTAAAAATAATATAAGATTATGCTCACCATCTAACATACCAGACGGTAGTTTTTTTTATGAATTTAATTTTAACCTGTTTCATTATAGAGATATGTTAGGATCTTTTCATCGATCTAATGGATTTTTAGATCGCAATAAAATTAGTGACACAGTTGTTCAAAAAATATTAAACAAAGAAGGATATGTGCTTATAACATTGTTACACGAGGGTTATATGTACGATCATTTTTTGAAGTCTATGATCGATTATTTGAATCATAAAAATGTTCCCCTTTCTCAGGTCGTGTATATGAGTAATTGTCAGAATGGGCAAGAAGTTCATGATGATTTTTGCAGAAGAAATAATATTTCTTCTGAATTAAAAATAGAATATTTTCCTACCTTTAGGTTTGATAAATGTGATATCAGCAACATAATTGAATCAAAAAAACCTTACGAACCGGGTAAAAGAGTAAAAAAATTCTTATGTTTTAATCGAAGATATAACGAACATCGATTATTAGTGTATCTTGATTTTTTTAAAAAAGGACTGCTAAAAGATACATTTATGAGCATGTCCGAAACTCAACCAGAATCAGATAAATCGTTCATTGAAAATGCGATTCATTTTATTAGTATCCATAAGAAATTTGACTTTAATATAGCGGATGTTTATGACTCTTCGTCTCTTTTACCTTTGACGCTTGATACTCCAGATTTTTCTAAATATCCTATGGAATCGTCGATTTCTCAAGTAGAGGATTTTTATAAAAATAGCTACATAAACATTGTTACAGAAACTTATTTTTTTAGTAATATTAGACACATTACAGAAAAGACCTACAAGCCAATTGCATTTATGCAGCCTTTTATAATTTTTGCTGCTCCGGGAACGTTACAACATTTAAAAGATTTAGGTTTTAAAACTTTTGAAGAGTTCTGGAACGAGGAGTATGATTCTATTTTAGATCACGAAGATAGATTTATAGCAATAATGAATTTAATTAAAGATTTATCGTGTTGGTCAGATAAACAAATGATCGATCTAACTTATGCAGTTAAAGAAATTTTAGAATATAATAGAAATCATTTGTTAACAATGAAAGATCCGGAGATCGAATATCTTTTAAATAAGTATGGAACGTAGGAGTAATATAATGAAAAGAATACTGGTATGCGGTGCCGGAGGGTTTATAGGCGGACACCTAGTTTCGGCTCTTAAAAAAGAGGGTCATTATGTAATTGGTGCAGATTTAAAGTACAATCAATTTAAAGAAACTGAAGCCGATGAATTTTATATCAGAGATTTGAGAGATACAAGAAATGTCGAAAATTTAATTACTGAAAATCTCGATGAAATCTATCAATTAGCAGCCGATATGGGAGGTACCGGATACATCGGAATTGATGAACATGATTCGGATATTATGCACAATTCTGCGATGATAAATCTTAATGTTATTCATGAAGCATCTAAAAAAGGTATTAAAAAAATACTTTATACAAGTAGTGCATGTGTTTATCCAGAATTTAATCAAAAGGATCCCGATAATCCCATATGTGAAGAGCATACTGCATATCCGGCTCAACCAGATACAGAATACGGTTGGGAAAAATTGTTTAGTGAAAGAAT